CAGATTTCTCTGAAGAAGAGTTTGGTAGATATAATGAAGCTGTATCTAATCTTAAAGCTATTGAAGATGATATAGCTAAGTTACAATATCGTATAGACAATAAATCTGAGTATGATAGACTTAAAGAGCTATTCGATATGATGAATAACTTCTCTTATGCTATTATGGATAGATATGAGCATATTACTAGAGAAGATGTAAATACATTAGTAACTAGAAACTCTTCTTTCTATGAGAGTACATTAGGTACTATAACTAAAGAGATTGAAGCATGTACTAAAGAACGTATATCTATAGAAGCAGATATGGGTTTCTATGAGTCTTTAGTAGAGAAAACTAAGAATCTTGAGCTTAAGCCTAAGGATTGTAAGTTTACTGACTGTGTATTCATAGTAGAAGCTATTGAAGCTGAGAAAAAGAAACCTAAAAAGGTTTTAATTACTTTGACTGATAGGCTTGAAGATGTAAAAGACAGACTAAAAGAGTTTAATAATACGCTACATCTTACCAATGAAGCTAAATCATTCATGGATAAACTAGAAGCTTTACAAGTTGTCTTTGAAAGCAATAAGTCCTATCTAACTAAGATAGGTGCTGACGGTATTTGGAAAGGATTTATTGAATCCATCACTAATAATACTACAGCTAAGTTCCTAGAAGAGTATGTCTATAGAGCGACTAACTCATATAACTTGCTTGAAGCTAAAGAGTCTGTATCTAAGATAGTAGACTCTCTTAAAGAATCAGCTATTAAGTATAATGCTAATAAGTCCATCATTGATGAAATCAATAGTGATATTGATAGAATGACAAAAGAATGTAATAGCTATGAGATAGAACTAAGTGATCTTAGAGGTGAAAGAGCTGATTATGATCTTTTAGTTATGGAAACAGACTATGCTATTAGAGAATCTGAAACTAATCTTCCTCATTTAGATAGAATTCAAGAGATTGATCTAGAAATGAGAGAGTTAGAGAAGAAAGCTAATGAGTCTAAAGCTAAACGTGACTTAATCAAGGAACTTAATGCTAAGATTCTTGAAGAATCAGCTGTTGCAGAACGATGCAAGGATAATTACAATGAACTTATAGCTCAACGTGATGATATTGCTCATAATAAGATTCTTATTGATGAATATCATAAGGAAATGCAAGAGTATACTGATAACTATGAACGTATCGAAGCTATCAAGTATTATGTATCTCCGAATACTGGTATTCAAACCATATTCATTGGTGCTTATATGAATGATATCATGGTTAAAGCTAATGAATTGGCTTCATGTATCTTTGGTGGTGAATTCGTTATCCAACCATTCGTTATTAATGAAACAGAGTTTAGAATTCCATGCTTAGGTAGCGGATTGATGAATGATGATATCTCTTCTATGAGTACATCACAAATCTGTATGCTATCTATGATTATTAGTTTTGCTATCTTAGCTAATGCTAGTACAGACTATAATATCCTTAAGCTAGATGAGATTGATGGTGGTTTAGACACTGAAAATCGTATTCAGTTTATTACCCTACTGGGGAATCTTATTTCGATGGTTGGGTGTGAACAATGCTTCCTAATCAGCCACAATATGGAGTATTCAGACAGGGTAAGTGTAATAGATATGACAGCTAGACCAGTTGAGGTGAGATAAATGAAATCATTTATCCGAATAAAAGAGAAAATAGAACGATTCCTTGTTACAATACTAGTTATCCTAGCACCGATTGGTTGTATATTTGCAGGTCTTGCATGGGTATACTCATATATAGGGTGTACCCGTGCACATAATAGTATAAGCTATATAGCCTACGATATAATAGGTCCTGCAATTTTAGTTACTGGTTTGGTTGCTATGGTAATTTGGACACCTCAGGTTATATGGTGCATATTGTCGTATTTATTCAAAAGGATTAAGAAAGCATGGAAAAACTAAAGAATTTCATTAAACGAGAGATAGTTATTCTTCTCTGTGGGCCATTAATAACTTGTCTTGTACTTGTATTGTGTAAGATCCTTAACCATATATCCCTAGAGTTATATGGTGAAGGGTCTTTACCGTATATTATGGGGGTACAGGCAGAAACGTTTCTATATACCCTATGTATAATGCTTATACTAGGATTGACGTTTGTAAATATATTTTTATTAATTGCTTCAGCTATAATAGTTGAGAAAGAAATCAGATAATGGGGTGAAAGAGATGTTAGTATCAATGATAGTTGCACATGACTTAAATAATGGTATAGGTAAAGATGGTAAGCTATTATGGCATATACCTAAAGACCTAAAACATTTTAAGAAAACAACTCTAGGCTGTACTGTAGTCATGGGTAGAAAAACCTATGAATCTCTTCCTAACGCATTACCACATAGGGAAAATTGGATTCTTACTAATGATAAATCATATGTACCTAAACAACGATTCAACGATAAAGTTAAAGTATTTCATTCTAAAGAAGAAGTACTAGCTGAAGCTGAACGTCTTAGAAAGGCTAATATATTTATCATTGGTGGTGGAGAAATCTATAAATTATTCTTAGATGATGCTACTGATATTATAGCTACAGTAGTGAATGAAAAGCTACCAGCTGACACTTTCTTTCCTAAACTAAAACGAGGTGAATGGGAGAAAATAAAAGTTGTAAATGAAACTGAAGTTGTAGATCGTAAATATTATAGTTTTAAGTTTGTAACTATGAAACGAAAGGAGAGAAAATAATGGCTTGTATTGATGATGAATTGGCTCAAGTGACCTATGAGGTTTTAGAAACTGTACCAAAATCTATATCTAGAACTATGCATGGTATAAACCCATGGTATATTGAAGTGAGTGATTATATCTTAACCTATGAAGATAAGGATAAATATAAACTTAGTCTTCATCAGCATGGTAAATGTATCTATGGTAAAGCTATTTACAGTTCTCATTACTTTAAAGCATTCGTACAAAAATTGTATGATAGCTTATTCATGAGTGGTAAAGTAGTACCAGATACTAGTAATAATCCTTGGCTAATTAAGGTAAGAACTCTACATAATTTATTAAGATCAAGATACGGAGAGTAATTAAAATGAAAAATGAAGAAATCGTAGCTAAACTTAGAGAGGCACTTATTAATATTAGTAGTAGAATGGTGGAGCCATTAGTCGCTAGCAAATACGAACACGTCTTTATATTAGATAAGGATATTTCCGATTGTAACGAGTCAATCAAAATCGAAGTATCTGTTCAATCTAATAAAAATATCCCACAAGCTATAATAAAAACTGAAACAAAAACAACTACACCACCTAAAGGGTATAGTAAGGAAATAACTATTGATACTACACCAATGATTATTAGTCTTATAGATGATGCTAGTTTCTCTGAAGTGGCTAAATATATTTCAGATTTAGCATACAATCTAAGCGATGTCATTAATGAGTATGCTAATATAGAGGCTCTAGCAGAATTAGAATCCAATATTCTAATGGTGAGCCGTGGGTTATTTGATTATACTATCATCTTACCAGAAACTAATACATCTATCGACTATAGAGTACAAGAGCTTTCTGATGAAGAGAATCTATATGAAGTATGGACTAGATTCAATGGTATGATTGTGTATGCAAAATCTGCACATTCTATACCTGGAGCAGTATCTGTAATAAAAGATATTTACCCTAAAAATATATCTGAATGCTGGTGGAGATTAGATCTCATTTCTTTGATGACTAAGCTATTCAATGTTAAAGAACCAAAGATAATTGATAATAAGACTTATGTTGAATATATTGGTGAATTCAGTTTACCAACCAATAGAAAGATTGATTGTAATTGCTGGCTTAAAGTCACAAAAAGCAATATAAATGAACAGTCTAAGCTATATATTGAATCTAATACATTGACTCCGTATATTAGTATCAAAGTAGCTCTTGATGGGTTTGATAACATTGTCGGTTATGCTTATAACGCTATGAATAAGATAGCTGGCATTATTAGAATTCTAGATGCTATGAAAATCGATGATGGTATGACATTGTATCAGCTATTAGCACGTGCATGTAAGCCTAGTGCTCATATTGAAATTACATGTCACAATAGTAATATGGTTCTTATCTCTTATTATGAAAATGGTAAGTATAATAATATTTGGGTATCATTCCCTAGTCATAATAGACCTAATATTACTATTGGGGATAATTATGAGATTAGTGAAGCATGTGATAGCTTAGAAGAAGCTGTACTTAAGACTATCACCGAAGCACGTAAAGATAAATAACAATTTCATACGAGGTGAGTAATATGGAAGAAACAAATATAGTTGAAAATACGTTAGCTACTATCGAAGAGATAATCAATATCGAATTTGATATGTCTCCGGATGAAAGCTATGAGCGAAAGTCTTACTATGGTGAGGGTACATTATTCGGTGCAGATATTGGTGTATCTGTAATATTCGAAGATGATAATATTAAACAGCTTATTATCGAATCTATACCAGGTGGTAATAGTTATGGTATTGGATATGTATCTGTAATTAAGGATGAGCATGAGACATCTGATTTATCTCATTCTATCCCATTAGCTATTGATGGTATTATTAAGATGCGTAAGCTCTTAAGATATATCAGTGAAGAAGATAAACAATTCATTCGTGATAACGAAGGCATTCTTACTATTATTGGTAAGACATACACTAATGAGTATAAACAGATTGTATCACAACTAAATACAATGGAATTATGCTTTGAATATATTCCATTGTGCATTTCTAGTTATGATTGTATCTTGTTAGAATATGCTTTTGATGTACGTACAACTAAAGACTATTCTATTGTAAAAGCTAGTCTTACTATAGACGAGGCTATCAAATACGTTAGAGAAAATAGCAGTAAGTAAAACAAAACTACAGGTACTGGAAATTCCAGTACCTGTATATTTTTTATAATCGTAAAACTCTTTTTTTTAGTTGTATACTATAATGGTAATATCATGGTTATATATATTTAGTTATTAATTTGAAAGGAGATATATATCATGTATTTACAACAATTAAAAGAAACTTCCGGGGTCGAAATCACACATTGGTTTGAAAATACTTTCTTTATTTCTAACAATGTTACAAAACGTGGCATCATTGATGTTGGTGATGGTGGTAAAGTCGAACGTGCTTCTTTAGAATACTTTTCCAATTATATTGGAGCGGTCGAAATTGTTAAATGGGTACCGAATTCCAATAGTGAAATTGAGGAGTATTTTACCAAGTATCTCACAATGGTGATTGCTATGGATCACGATATCGAAAGTGATCCAAACAAAATTGAAGCGATGAAAACATTGCTCAATTTGCACGGTACTTTATTCATTGAAAACGATACTACAGTGTTTAAGTTTAAAGACTTAGGCACTATTGCACCGTTTGAAGATAATAGCTGGTATGTCTGCCCTGATGGTGCAGACAATGTACTTTGTAAGACTTTAGCCGAAGCGGCTAAAGTGATGGCAGAGTATAAAGCAAAATTAGAAGAGAAACCTGTTCTCTTCAAAAACATTATCTAAAAAGAATATCACAGGATAGGACATTGTTCCTATCCTGTAAACTTTTCTTTTTTCTATGATACTAAGGGTGTATTTAGTATTTCGTAAAACTGTTTTTTTTTTAGTTGTATAATATAATGGTAATATTATGGTTATTATATTTATTTAAGAAAAGGAGATTAACCATGTTTATTAAAGACTTTAACGATTACGAATGTATGTACAAACGTTCTGAAGAAACAGACTACAACGGGAATCCTATTTACTATATTACTGTAGATGGTATTGAAGATGGAAATGTTATCATAGCAGATGTGGATGAGGATAATGAAGGTAAAGTGCTAGACCTTTATTGCTTTGTAGAAACAGAGAATCTTGGTGTCGTTCACGTATTATACCCAAATATAGAAGATGTTACACGATATAGAGACAATGAATATACTTCTGTTGGAGGGTATTTTGTAAGCGTTATACGCCGCTTAAAAAATACTGATAGTATTATTAACGATGTAGAAGAGCGCAAAAATGTTATCCGTTATTTAATGGAAACATTGGAAGCGGAATTTAGCATTTGCGGTACTAAAAGAAAATTTCATACACTGCATGGTGATATAACATCACCAGATAACGATTTACAATATTGGGAGTTGTTTGATGTGAAGTATGAAACTTTAAAAGACGCCGTAGATAAACTGCGGAGTGATAAAATAAAAAGAGACACATGGGATTCCATACTTCCAAAAATAATCTAAAAGAAATAATACAGGATAGGGTAAATACCCTATCCTGTATACTTTTCTTTTTTTTTCTTAGAGTAATAAGAATTATGGTTATATAATATAATTGTAACTCATTGGTTATATTTAATTTAAAGGAGGATAAAAACTATGAGTGAAGTTAAAGATCTTTATGATGACAAGTATCATCTTGTCAACAATGAAATCCTAAAGTACTTAAATAAGTTCTTTGGAAGTTTTAGTCCACTATCTATTGGTGGAGAAACACCTGAGGGTGTAGATATTGAACCACCAATGGAGATAGTAAAAACTATGGAAACTAATTATGGTAATTGTAAGTGCACAATGAATCTAATAGATTTGAATATGAAATTCCATCTACTAGAAGTAATGGATGCTGAAACTAAAAGATTCACTTACATCTTTTATGCTTTGGAATTACCTACTGGTATCCAAGCAGGACAATTCTCTATTGGTGCTATAAAAGCAGAAGTATTACGTGAAGCATTAGAGTATGTATGGAAGACTCTAATGTCTAGTTCTAAGTATAATGATATTGGTATTGATAGTACAGATGCATATGAATTGCATTCTATTATTGATTATATCTATTATACTAAAACAGTAACTAGTTATGGATTCGATTTTTAATAAGGGGTGTATGGAATGAGTGAATTTTTGAGAATAGCTAAAGAAGAAGATTACGTATATGAAAAATATATACCAAGATTGTTTAATGACTTCTTTAGTCGTGTCCCATTTGACAATGAGGATTTCAAT